TTGATCCGACTGTCGCTGGTGATCTGCTCAAGGATTCTACCGTTGTTAACATCGCACAATACAATACCAAAACTGGTGTCTCTGACATTGTCAAAGGCCAGCTCGGTCAAATCTATGGTGTGAATGTGCAACAGCACACGAATGCTTGGAAAGAATCCACTGAAGGAACTTATTCTTCATCTGGACACACGGTCTCGACATATGTTCTTACGAATGGTGCCTTTGGTACGGTCAATTATGGTGGCCAGTCCCCTTACGCTCCTTCCGTTGTTATCGTGGATAAACCCGATAAATCTGATATTCTCAACCAGAATATCTATGCTGGATGGAAAGCGCATTGGGCTGTTCAAATCTTGAACGCCAAGAAGGCTCGTGTTCTAAAGAGCAGAACTCGCACGATCAGCTCGTAACTCTTTAACTAGAGTCGTGACTTGGGGTACGTCCCCGCAAGTCTAGAGAACCCCCCAGAAATGGGGGGTTTTCTATTTACAGGATAAGTTATAACTGCTAAGCAGATGGCATGCCAGCATACGAGTATCGTGAGGCTGACGGGTCAACAACCATCAGGGTTTTGCCAGTTGAAGATAGGGACAAGTTTCCCAACAGGGTTACCGTACCTTCCAGCATTGCTTTTATCGGGACTGCCTATGATCCCACAATTACCGCAAACAAGATCAGGGCAGGGTACAAGGCTATCGAATCCAAGGGTGGATTCATCAAGACCCCAAGGCGTGTGTTTGAAAAGGCTTGGGGTAGCCACGACACCAAGACGGTTATGCGTAAGGGGCAGGCAGTAAATGTCGTATAAAAGCCCAGCTTGGCAGCGCAAAGAGGGCAAAGATCCATCTGGTGGATTAAACGAGGCTGGCAGACGTAGCTACAATCGGGCTACGGGAGGCAATCTAAAGGCACCAGCACCAAACCCCAAGACAGATGCCGACAGGGAAAGAAGGAAGGCTTTTTGCGCCAGAATGCTTGGCATGAAGAAAAAGCTGACATCTAGCTCGACAGCTAAAGATCCAGACTCACGAATCAATAAATCTCTGAGGGCTTGGAACTGCTAGGTGAAAGAGGGCAAGAAGTTCGGCGAGCTGGCCGAACAGATGTTCTGCTTGGAGGTTCTTAAGAGGGGTGGGGTTCCCTGTAAGCCTATTGGAGACTCCCAGCCATACGATTGGCTGGTTGTTTCTGGTGGTAAGATCCACAAGGTTCAGGTCAAAAGCAGCTGGATGACAGTGTTAAACAGGGTCGGATCAAGGTCTACAAGCAGGTGCAGGGTATGTGTAAGCCATAAGACATCCAAGAGGGGCATATATAAGAAGCATGACATCGATATCATGGCTATATGGCTTGAGCCGTTTGGGTCTTGGATGATTATGCCCATAGCGAAACTGGGGCAAAAGAAGACCATACAGGTACGGAGGGCTGACTGCGAAAGCCCCAGCTGGTCTCTTTTAGGTTTGTAATAACTGCTCTTGACTGCTAAGAAGCTACCAATAGAGTACCCAAGAGATGCCGAATTTTACCAAAGGGAAGACATTTACCTCCACTGAGGAGCTGACAAATATCAAGCTCCATCAGCTTGTGGAAGATGCGAGCATGAATGTGACGGCTATCACAAGCCTCACAGCTCTTACAGATCCAGTTGCCGACACCGATACACTTCCAATCGCTGATGATAGCGCAACAGCAATCCGCAAAGTTGCTGCCTCAAACTTTCTAAAGAAGAACTCATCTTCTATTTATGATGCTGGAACCACACGGGTTACTGGTATTGCAACGCCAGTGTCTGCAAGCGATGCAACAACGAAGGCATATGTGGATTCGATTTCTGTGCTTGCTGGGAATTTACCTCAAGTAACTGCTGCGAATAATGGAAGTGTATTAGTTGTTTCGGGCGGTACTTGGACTGGAGTAGCTTCAAATGCTATTGGTACTAGCCAGATTCAGCAGGGCGCAGTCATTGCATCGAAACTGGAGGACAGCACAGTAGTGGCTGGAACTTATGGTGCCTCGACATCGATCCCGCAAATCACGGTTGATGCAAAGGGAAGGGTTACAGGCGTAATCCAAGTAAATGCAGTACCAAGCAATTTATCTGTTAATACAGATCAGCTGGCAGACTCAGCTGTTAGATCGGCAAAGATATATGATGGTTCGGTGACCCGACCAAAAATAGAAGATCTTGCTGTAGATAACGGCAAAATAGCAAATTCAACAATCGAGCCTGCAAAACTCAATTCAGGTGGGGCACTATTCTTTAGTGCAGCAGGTAATGTGGGTGTGGGAACAAATACCCCATCAACAAAACTTCATGTGAACGGAGTTATTACACATTCGGTTGGAACGATTGGATCAAATGCAAACGGTTCACGATCAGTTACAACTAATACCGCTACGCCAACTGGCGGTGCGGATGGCGACATAGTCTATGTTATTTAGCCAATGCCGACTACATACATTAGAAACGCTGGAACTTGGCCGAAGTTAAAAAAAGCCTTTATAAAGAACGGTGGCAACTGGTCTGAAATCAAGACCATTTGGGTAAGGGACTCGGGTGTATGGAATAAATACTTCGTTAATCTGGTAACCGTAAATGTAACCGCACAGAATAATGTAAACTTAAAAACTCTTTATACGAACCAGACTGGAGAAATCCCAAGCAGCGGTGTTTCGGTCTTATTTAATATAAACGGAAATATAGGAAGCACTAGCACGGGAACGCCATCCCTTATAACTGATACATGGCCTTCTGGAACTGAGTTAACAATCAATGTTGGAAGTGGGGTATATATTGCTGGCGCAGGAGGAGTTATTTCATCCGCTGGCGCAAGAAACGGTGGCAATGGCGGTACTGCAATATCTCTTTCTTACAATACAACAATCATCAATAACGGTGTAATCGGCGGGGGTGGAGGTGCTGGTGGTGGCGTGAACGTCAGTACTAGTTATGGCACGCTTCTTAGCAATGGTGGCAATGGTGCTGGTCTTACCGCAGGTAGCGGTGCAACACTCACTGCTGGGGGAGCTGCTGGAGGAGTTGTGGAGACAAATGCCTGTTCGTCTGGTTTTTGTAGCTGTTGGTTTAGGGGTTATGCTGGTGCGGGTGGTGGTCTTGGTGCAAATGGAGTTGCTGGAACTGCTCGTTCCGCTGGAAATATGTGCAATACAGACGTTTTTTTCGCTGCTGGTGGAACTGCTGGAACTGCTGGAAAAGCCATAGCATTAAATGGCAATACCGCAACACGCTCTGGAAGCGGTCAAACGCTTGGGAATGTTGTCTAACAAGAAACTAACACTTTAATGATATATTGCGTTAGAAAAATATGAAGCTATTAAAAAAACAAATAGGAACTATTAAATGACACTAGATCAAATTGCTAATCAGGTCTGTATTAAGACCCACGACACATCAGCTGGGGCGGTAGCTGCTGTTAAAACATTTTGCAGGAATCGCTACCAAATGATATGGGACAGCCAGCTTTGGGCGAACAGCATGGCTGTGACCACTCAGGCCATCAGCTCTGGAAGTTCCATTGTCACAATCTCTGATACGAACATGGATCTCCCTGTCGCAGTCAAGATCGGCACAACCGCAATCGACCCAGCGAACTACGGCTCGGCATTTATGATGGCACCAAGCTCTTTCACTGAGTCTGGCAATACAACATCCTTCGTAATCCTTTCAAGGTCTGACGCTGGCAATATCAGGCTTCAGCTTTTAAGTGCCCCATCCGAAAGCGGAACCCTTTCAGTTCTTTGCAAAACCAAGATCCGTATAACAAACAACGGCGTGTCTGCCTACCGCTCGATGGAGCAGGATGACGATGTGTGCGTGATCAATACCGCAGAGCAAGCACTGCTGACCCTTGTTGAGGCCGACATGCTGGAATACAAGCAGGCTTACGCCAAGGCTCAGGCCAAACAGTCCGAAGCTCTCACTCTTTTGTCATTAGCTCGCAACGTCGAGCGTTCACAAGGCGCATCCCGCTTCGAGGTCTCAGCTGCGTTTAACGGCGAGTGGAGCCGTGATGACTGGGACTACGGGGGAAGTACGATCAGCTTCCAATAAGCCATGCCTATTATTTTTGACGAAGCCCTAGATACGCCTCTGGTCTTCGACGGGCAGAGGCAGTTTAGCGGTGGGGAAGACTCCAACACTCAGGCCAGAATCTTGGGTGAGAACCAGTGTTCTAGTTTGGTTAATGTTGAACTGGATGAGAACGGATTAGCCCATACCCGCCTCGGACTTGTTCTAGCCCCATCCACTGGTGTTAGTTCCTATATTAGCGGTCTGGCTTCCTACAGGAATACAAGCACAACACAGCTGGTTGCATTCTACGGTGGTAATCTCAGATACCTTTCGTCTTGGAATACTGGATGGGTAAATGGCGCATCATCTGCGTATACGTCTGGTAATAGGGTTTATACGGCCACGGTAGCAGATAAGCTCTACTTTATTGATGGCTCTTCAGCTGGTCAGCTAAAGTACTGGGATGGTTCTGCTGTGACAACCGTGCCAACCAGTGGGGCAGTATCAGCCCCTGCTGGGATTAATAGGTTAATCAGTGCAAGGGGCAGGTTGTTTGCCGTAACCGAAAGCAATCCAGACACCCTTTATGTTGGTGATTTTTTAACGTCTAACTTTGACACTATATTGAATGCGATAAGGATTGGTGGAGATTCATCTCCCATAACGGCAATCGTTGAATGGACTGGTGACCGTATCGCAGTCTTCAAGGAGAACAGGGTATTTGTCGTAAGTGGTATTACCCAGACTTCTGCGGGTGGTTTCTCAGTCGAAACAGTTGAGAACGCCAACGGTGCCCTGAGCCAGTCGGCAACGCTTAGGGTTGGATCTGATGTTATGTTTATGTCCCGTGACGGAGTTCGGCTTCTGAGCCGTACACTGCAAGGACAGGAGCAAGCGGTCAGCCTTCCGATATCGCTACCAATCGAGGACAAGATCAAACAGATCGATATTACCCAGCCCAGCGAGATCTCGATGGTGTTTCACGAAAACACGGTGATCCTTTCCGCAAAGACGGTAACTGGTGGTGCTATCACGGTTGCTTTCGATACCTCCAACAAATGCTGGATTGGCGAATGGTCTGGAAGGTTCTACCCGTATACTGGACTTCAGGCGACAAACGGCATTGCGCTTCCTAATTCAGTTGCCGAAACGGCACTATTTACTGGCCTTGTTTTTGGAGACAGAAACGGGAGGGTGTATCTATGGAGAAGAGGGCATAACTTTAACTCTTCAGCAACACGAACATACTCTGACGATGCGTCAGCTACAAATGATAGCGGTGTTGGAATACCCACAAGCATCGCCACAAGGGGCATGACATTCGGTGAGGCTGGATCTAGGAAACTTGGGAACAAAAGCGAGATCGAGTTTTATAACTCACATGCAGTTGCAACCATTGAATACTCAATGGACAATAGTGATTGGGACACATTAAATACTGTGCCAACAGCGAGCGCACCGCTTGTGCTTCCACTTTATCTTCCTCAGTACTTAGACGGATACCCGCCAATCCAGACTCATGGTGATACCATGATCGATCAAGACTACTTCAGGGAAATCATATTCAGGGTCAGCTCGACCTCTGGGTATCTAGCAGTCCGTGGTATGTCCATATCCGCATACCTCCAGCCCTACCTAGTCACTTGACATCTGACAACTGTTAGGCATACAGAAGCATATATATGGGAGGAGGAGGATCACAGCCAGCACCAGCACCAGACCCCTACGCTGAAGATCGTGTAGATCAAAAGAGGCGTAGAGAGGCTTACGAGAAGGAGCGTCAAGAGGTTTACATTCCCAAGTCTAAGGAGATGCTGGCATCCAGCGATGCCCAGCGCAACGAGTGGTACAAGATGGTTAATCAGTACTACCGTGATACCAACCCCCTTCGTAAAGTAGCTGTCACAGATTACTCGGTTCCAGAGGATCAGCGTGGCCTCGGCCTTTGAGGAAGACCTAGACTCGATTCAGTCGTTCGTTCAGGAACACTACAGCCCCTCAATGTGTTGGGGCGACTTCAAGCCTTGGATGCGGTGGTACCGTGAAAACAAGCTGCTTGGCTATATCAAGGGTAAAGACGGGATAGAGGCTATGGCTATGGTCAGGTTTGTTGACACAGTCCAGAGGGCTATAGAAGACCCATACTACAGCGACCCATACTGTGACATATGCTGGATCGAGCTGGTTATAGCTCCGAAGGCAGAGAACCTAGCTAGGCTCATAGACCTGCTTCTTACCGTATGGGGTGATAGGCCAAAGTTCGCTGCAAGAAGGAATCACCTTGGTGGGGTTATAAAAGAGTACCCATTTAAAGTCCTGTCCAGACTCTCTTATAAAGGCTTGACCCGTCTGCTTTCAGCTTCTAAACAGATATAGATAACAAACTAATATGGGATCGCCTCCTTCACCTCCTCCTGCACCGCCACCCCCTCCATCTGTATCTCCAGCTGATACTGGTGCAGCCAACAAGGAGGCGATGGAATACTACGCAACGACAGGGTATCCATTAACATTAGAAGCATATCGTCAGGGGAAGGAAGCAAGCGTACCGACTGATATCGATATCATGCGTAAGACCTCGGATGCACAGGTCGAAAACGCAATCACACTTTCAAAGAAATACGGTACCGATGCCGTAGCAGAACAACGCAGAATCTTGGAGATGGCAGACCCCGAGCGGTTTAAGGCCAACCAACAGCTCGGTGAAAAGATCTCCAGCGAACTTGCTTTGGGATCTAGCCTATCAGCCGATCAGGCTCGGGTTGCAGAGCAGGACATCCGTTCTTCTCAGGCAGCTCGTGGAAACATGTATGGTAACGCAGCCAGTGCTGCCGAAGTTCTCGCTAAGTTTAACGTGGGTCAGCAACTCCAACAGCAACGCATCGCAAATACGCAGAGCTATCTTGGACTCTCCCCGATTGCCAACGGACAGATTGGTAGCCCTTCGACTGGTGCCTCTGGCTTCTCGCCTAACACAATGCAACCCATGCAGAACGCAGCTTTCTTGGGGGGTCAGCAATACATTCAGGGTCAGGGTATCAACGCACAGAACTATTCGACAGCGATGTCTGGCTATAACGCACAGCTTGCCTATCAGGCTTCCACCTACCAGCCGATGGGCGCACAGATCATTGGCGCAGCTCAGGGTATTGCTGGATTGGGAATGGGTATCGGTGGTCTTGTGTGCTGGGTGGCTCGTGAGGTGTACGGTGAAGATAATCCTGAGTGGATGGTCTTTAGGGAATGGATGTTGAGCATGGCACCGAAGTGGATGCTGAACGGATATATCAAGCACGGGGAACGGATCGCTAATTTCATCAGTGGTAAAGCAACCCTCAAGGGATGGATCAAACGCTGGATGGATACAAAGGTAAAACAAGTTCGCAGGGCTAAGGCCATCTGCGGATACGGAGCTTAATATGCCAGATTATTACGGAGGAGTAGCACAGGCTGGAGCGTACATGATGAACTCTGGTCTGGATGCAATTACATCGCAGAGGAAGCTGGACGCAGAGAAAGAGATGCAGGCTCAAAGAATTGCAGCTCAAGAAAGAATGCAGTCAGCTAGGTCTGGTGGGGGTTCTTTTGGTGGTAACGATCCAGTCTCAAAGGGCGCACGGTCTTTTAGTGCAATCACATCAGCACTGAATGCCCACTCAGACGAGCAGATCAATTTGATGGGCGAATTGTCGAAACTAGACAAGACAATGCAGGATCGTGGCTACGGAACAGATGAAGATAACACTGCGAAGCAAAGACTACAGGCACGACTGCAGAACAGTGACTATGCCATGAAGATGATGACCAAGTCTCTTGGTGGTGGGAAGTTCGAGTACAATACGACAGACGCAGACGGATCAACTGTTAAGGCAGTATTTGATTCGGCTGCAGACCTTGAGGCTTACAAGTCCATGTTTAAGGGCAACGCACCAGAGATCGCAGCTGAGAAGAACTCAAGCATTCTTGGTGGCATCTTTGGAAGTAAGGCAACTGCACCAAGACAAGCAGCCCCAACTGGCGCAGATATGAGTCCAGTACCAGTGGAGAGAAGCAAGCCTTCGTCAACCAGCGATCAGGTTGAATCTATGATGCAGGAAAGTGGAGTTGCTGAACCAGCGGAAAACCCAGCAGCAAGAGGTGGCACTGGTCGCCGAGTTCGCAGCAAAGAAGATATTGCGTCTGAAAGTGCGAACGACAGCAGGATGAAAATCGAAGCACTCAAAAAAGAATTTGAATCAGTTAAAGGGCAAAAGAACGCAAAAGGAAATGTGAACACTGCAGCCATGCGTAGAATTGCAGCAGACATTATCGAGGAAGAAAAGAAGCTGAAGTCTGGTAACTGATCATGGCGATCACACCTTGGGACGACATTAAAGCCCAAGTAGGGTACGACGAATTACCCACCGAGGGTAAAGTAGATACGATCAACAAGTACTCCCAGTACGTTCAGGAGTATTACACGCAGGTTGAGCCTAGAGATGAAAAGGAAGTTGGTCAGGCTTCCGACGAGTTTGTAAAGATTGCATCGCAGGATGCGCTGGGTGACCTCGGTGCGGTTGAGCGTGGATCTGCATTCCTCGGGAATATCTACAAGGGCGCATCTGGAACTTTCACATCAGCCTTTAAGGCAGCTGCCCTAGCCCAGCAAGCCATTGGCGAGTCTCTTGGAAACTACGATGACAACACTCCAGTCACTGAGCGTGATATCTATAAGATCGCACAGAATATCGACGAGAGTGTTAAGCAGACAACTGGCATCGAAGATCCCCGTCTACGCAATGATTTTATTAATACCTTACTGCCCCAAGGTCTTGGCAGTGCGCTTGGGTTCTTTGGTGTAGCTGCAGCAGCAGCAGCAGCTGCGCCTGAAGCAGCCGTTGGTGCTGTCGGACTTGGTACAGCAGCTGTGCTTGGAGCTGCAACAAACGCTGGGTCTACCTACGAGGAGGCAAGGCAGGCTGGGGCAAACGAGTTTACTTCGAGGGCATCAGCCCTAGCTGGCGGTGCTATCGGACTTACGGAGGCAATACCCCTTGGTGGTCTTGCTGGAAGATTAACGGCTGGAATTGCCAAGAGATCCATCCTTCGTGGTGTGGTCGAGGGAGCTACCGAAGAGTTCTTGCAGGAGACTGGTTCTCAGATGGCCAACAACTTCGTTGCCTCTAAGTTTGCTGGGTACGATCCGAACAGGGGAATCATGGATGGGGCACTGCAGTCTGGTGCGGTAGGACTCGTAACTGGAGGACTGATCGGTGGCGGTGTGAATGCAATCACCCGTGATAACGAGGCTTTCTATGCTGAGAAACTATCTGACGAGCTTAAGAGTAAAGCAGACCTAGCTGCATCACTAACTCCAGAACGACTGACACAGATTACTGAGGCAGCAAGAAACGCTAACACAACCACACAGCAGAGGATTGATATTGAGACTGGGGAAACAGAGACAACCTCAACCCCCAAGACTGTGTTCGGGGATCGGCTTGCTGGAGAAGTCCCAGACATTGGCCAGAACCCTGCGATCAATAGCGTACCCCTTGGTCGTAGCGTTAGTCAGGATGGGGATGGCAACAATACAGAGACATTTACTTTCCATACCCCTCAAGGTCTTTTGTGGGAGGCAGAGTTCAGGACGGGTCAGCCAGTCAGGGTTCGTGACGTAACAGATGACAGTCCACTTCTAAACCCAATCACTAGCCCAGCAGATCCGAGGACTGCGACACGATCCCAGTTCACGGGTCGCATCATCTCTCCAACCAGCAGTATTGCAAAAGAGTTTGGCTTGGAGACAGAGCAAGAGATGGATCGCAGGCTGATCGCAGAAGCCCAGCGTGAGATGCAGCTTGGCAGGGTTACAGACCAAACACTTCTCCCAGACAACCAGATCATCCCAGAATCCGTGTCACGAGATGATCGTGGCGTGGCTCGTCAGGTTGTCCTGAGCAATGAGATCGAACGGCTTTACAAGATCCGTGAGGGTGTACTCGCAAGGCAGATCCTTGTCGGCGAAAACCCTAACGCTGGCACAACCGAGTACGATCCTAACACGGCTAGAGAAGTTATCAGGTACGACTCAGAGGGTAACAAGATCGAGAATAAGCAGGAGACCTCGCAGAGGGTAGCCCGACTTAATCGCATGATCGGGATGCGGGAGACTGAGCTTCGTGGGCTAACGGCAAGACCAGAGGGATACATCCTAGCTTCCGAGCGTAACACACCGCCAAGCGCATCTCAGAAGCTCTCGCTTGTCCAAGGCTTCCAGAACCTGTGGAACAGCATCTCATCTCCAGCCCTACGCAATGCCATCACTTTTGAGGTGGGTGACATCACTCCTTTAATTGAATCGGGTCAGGTTCCAAAGGGTGCTGTTGCCTACTACAAGCGGGCTTCGGACGGCAGGAAGGCCATGATCTTCTTGTCGGACAAGCTGGCCACGATGCCTATGGCTCGCAGGGAAATGATCCACGAGCTTGGCCATGCCTTCTGGGACACACTCCCAGCTGGTGTGCAGGCTGAGATCAGGGGTCTATGGAGGGCAGAGACAGAGTCTAGGACAGGTGCTTTGTTCGATGAGTTTGGTGGACTGAAGGCCGAGGTGAGTCCTCGTGTTATGGAGTCAGTGCAGGAGTTCTTCTCTGAGCGTTTGGCTTGGACGAACGACCAGTGGGCTAAGGGACTCAGCGAGCAGAACAGTGTCATGGACAAAGCTGGTCGTGCTTTCAGAAACCTGCTCGACAGGTTCCTCCGATACACGGGTCACGGGGAAAGGCTGAACCTAGAGTTCAGATCATTCTTAGACCAAGGTGACAGGTTTAAGGGATTACGGACAAGGGTAGAGCAGGCTGTTCGTGCTGGCCGTGCTGGCATTAACGAGGAGCCACAGACTTCGATCCGTGGGCTTACTGGCAATGAAAACATTCAGCCGAAGAAGGAGCGTGTAGGAACCACTGGCCAATACGTTGGAATGCCAGAGGGTATTAATAGCCCAGAGAAACTTCAGGAGCTACAGGACAAGCTGCAGTCGCTTACATTCGAGGGCGAGGCTGGTAGATTCTGGTACGAGAGAAGCTCCGAAGAGATTCTTAAGATGGTGGGTGGTAATGTCAAAGACGCAGAAACTCTTGTTGCATTCATTGCTGCATACTCACCACAAAACAGGGTCTATCCCAACTGGGGTCAGGCAGTCCGTGCTTACGCAGAATACAAGCGTGGCCAAAAGATTACCCAAGGAAAGACAGGAAGAGATATTGAGCGTGGTCAGAGAATAGCCGATGGGGAGCGTTGGAGTGGAATCAAGACGAACAACTTCTACCACAACCTAATGATTCGGATTGACCCATCTCAGACAGTTAAAGGCGCAACCGTGGATATGTGGATCATGCGTGTGTTTGGTTATAAGTCAGACGCACCATCTGCCACACAGTACGCAGCTGCAGAAAACACGATTAAGGAGATAGCTAGAAGGATTGGTTGGGAGCCACAGCAGGTTCAGGCAGCTATGTGGGTTGCTGGCAAGGCAAAGTGGGAGGACATCATCTGGCCAGAGATTAAGGCCGAGGCAAAGCGAAAGGGTGATTTAATTCAGGTTGAGAATGAGGCTGGGAAGAAGAAGTGGGAGTTCAGGTCTAAAGAGATTGCTGAAGAGTATAGAAACAAGGCAATGAGCCGTGTGTTCGACAGTCTTAATGTAGACATCAAAGAAGCTGCAATGGACTTCAGTGATATGGCAAAGAGGAATCTCGCCACAGTCTCAATGGAGACAAGGTTTGGCACTACGACAAATGAACGCTGGCAGGATAATCTCAGCTTTGAGCAGCTACTCCAATATCATCAGCAGAAAGAACAAATCCTAACAGACACATCTGGCATCAACATCGTACTCCGTGAGTTCGGTGTACCGATGGATAACATGTATAGTGCTGTCGGGCTTTGGAAGTCGCAGACAAACCCACTCACCCAGATCGAGGTTCCAAGCTATCGAGATACTGGATCAAAGAGGTTTGCAGCTGATAAGAATATCAAGGCGAATCTGGATGACGCTATATCTGCACTTGGTTTGCTGCTTAAGCAGGATGGCATGGCATACCATCAGCCGTATTTTGACGCACAGGTAAAGGACTCAAATGGAGTTGAATTTAGGCTTGGAAGAAAGACTACTGCCGAAGAAACAGCCAAACTTAACGATGCCTTTAATAGTGGATATGCGATTGTAAATGTGAGGGATGGCTTCCGTGTCTTAAAGTTTGACGATTCGATGGATAATGTTGCATTCCATAAGGATGCAAAAGCAAGGGTTGAGTCAATCTTTGACGATAGTCAATCGATTCAAATGGACAGATTTGCGTTTGATGGCAACCTAATAGAGAACGATTGGAGCAAGAATACTAATGGCGAAAATTATAGATCTAGGATTAAAGAAAGCGGACGATCCGATATTCTCGGAAGGCTTGAGGATAACCTCCGTCCGCAGATCGAAAGGCTCGATGCCTATTGGAGAGGGATTGCAGAATCTGGTGGGAGAACAGAAACCGAGTCCGCTGGAAGGCAGGGAGCAGGAACTAAACAAAGCCCTCAAGTCGGAGGCATTCAAGAAGCAGGGTCGCCAGAAGTAAGAGCATCGACTAGGGGCGCACAGCCTCGCAACGAGGTAATCCAGCAGGCAGCTAACGACTTCTTTGAAGGCAGGATATCCAGAGAAGAACTAAACAGAATCTCCGAAGAACAGAAGCCAGCCCGTCCAGTAACATCCATCCCAATCCTCACGGATGATGAGGCAAGGTCATCTCTCGACGCTGGCAAGCAGGGGATGTACGGAGCTGCGAGAACTCTTGAGGAGGGAACTCCTGTCGGACTTCGGATTGATATCCCGTCTTATAACAGGACAGGCAACTATGTAGTTACCGTTCACAACCAAGCAGAAGGCAAGAGCAGGGTTGGTAAGGTTATTGGATACGACAGGATCGCTGCAGTAAAAGATGCGAGATTCTTTAATGCGTCAGAGAAGGTAACTCTTTCAATAGCCCAAGGATACTCGAAGACCCCACTTGCAACCGTCGAGGGTAAGTACATTCCAATGGCAAATGCGCCAGCTGGGCTACTTGAAAACTATCAGCAGGTTGGATTTGACCCACAACGTCACAGCTATTTCTACAGCAAGCAGAACGGCAACCCCGTCATCTCTGCTGATGAGGCTATCCTTATTGGGAATACTGTATTCGTTAAGGGTGCGGTTGAGGGCAACAGGGGTGACTTCTTGTTCTCTACACGGGGTGAGCAAGCCCCAGCCCTGATAAACGATATATCTCAAAGATTTAACCTCAGCCAAGAGCTACAGAAAGAGGTAGTTGAGAGAATAAGGCTACAAGGAATAACCCGTCAGGTTATCGAGGATGATAACGACTGGCAAAGAACAGCGATATACGAAGCCGTTAGAGATATTAGCGAAGATGGAATCCTGATATCTCAACTCCCTGAAAATAAGAAAGCATTGTTCTTAAGTGAAAAACAAAAAAACATTGATAACATAGTAAATATAGAACAGGGGTATGGTGAAGATGCTCAGGGGGATTTGCTGGACAATGAAGCCATAAGGTATGAGGGAGTATTAAATAGGCTCGGTATTGGCGAGGAAAGGCAGGCGCAGATAGGTGAGGCAGGCAAGCTGCTGAATAAAATAGAAAAGTACTTTGATAAAAGAGAAGCTATTCAACAAAATGCTGGAGACTATCTTGCATCAACTCGTGGTGAACAGGCAAAGAAGTTACTAGAACCCGTCATCTCCTTTGGCCGTCAACAGCTCCGCACTGGTGGTGCTTTACCATACGACATCTTCCGCATGACCGAGCAACGTGGATTCAACGTCAACGAGAAGATGCTTCGGGCGCAGAACGCAGTGTCAGATATCGAGGCAGCGGTGAAGCGTTCCTACGGCAAGTCACTCGACCAGCTCCCCGAGGTAGAGATCGCTAGAATTAACGAGGGTCTACAGAATCCTATGGCTAGGGCTAAACTTCCAACCGATGTTGCCTCTGCCGTCGGTAACGCCCGCAACCTGATCGACAGCCTGACCCAAGACCTGCTCCGATCTGGTGCAATCTCCGAAGATCTCAAGCCCGTCCTCGAGGCTAACAAAGGTGTCTACCTAAACCGCAGCTACGAGAAGTGGGAGAACCCCAACTACAAGAACCCCTTCAACACCCTGCCGAAACAGGTGCAGAACAAGCTCGTTACCACTGTCACATCCTACCTCCACAACAAGTACGCAAATGCGTACGCCAAGGAACAAAGCCTTGCCCGTGGTGAGGTGGCAATTAATCCTGATTCACAAACATACAAGAACGACTATCAGGCTGGCCTAGCCAAGGCTCGCAGTGGTGGCGTAACAAAGGCCGAGGTGGACGGTCAGATCGAATACCTTGCCTCGCCTGAAACCGACAGCCCATTCGGCCAGATCGGTAGCGGGCTGACTAAAGATCTTTCCATCATCACTGCCAGAAAGAATATCCCCGAGGAGATCCGCATGCTGTGGGGTGAGATCAAAGATCCTCGGGTTAACTTCCTTAAGTCCGTCCAGAAGATGTCTGGGTTTCTCGAGGCACACAACATGCTCAAAGGAATGCGGGACGCTGGGATGAATAAGATCTTCTTTACCACTCCACGCACTGGGTTCACGACCAAGCTGGTATCGGACGGAAGCAGGACTTCCAGCCCGCTCAACATGTTCATCGATGGCATGAGTAACGATGTCTACACCAGCGAGGAGATCTCCACCGCACTTCGTAATACATTTGGTGGTCGTGCCAAGGCTCAGGACTTCTTGGGCAAGATGGGCGAGCTTTACCTCAAGGCCAACGGATTCTCCAAGTTCGCCAAGACTGTGCTGTCCGTGCAGACGCAGGTCAGGAACTTACTTGGCAACGGGTCGTTCCTAGTCGCCAACGGATACATCTTCTCGCCTGACGGGATCACGGCACTCAACAAGCTCAGGACGCTGGCACTTCCTTCCGCTGGTACTCAGCTCGGGATTAACAAGAGCAAAGAGTTCCGTGACTACAACGCCAAGCTGACTCGGCTGGGCATCCTCGGGCAAAGCGTATTCGCCAATGAAATGGAGTCATACTTCAAGGATGCGAACGTAAGCACAGCTGCCGACTTCCTAGACAACCATGTTACTAAAGGGCTAAAGGCTATTGGCCGTGGTGCCACCAACCTTTACCAGCTGGGTGACGCAATCCCCAAGATCGTGGCCTTCGAGGTCGAGCTGTCCAGACTCAGGAAGGCTTACCCAACCCAACCGTTGTCCAAGCTGGAGCCTATGGCAGCTGATAAAGTTCTTAACCTCCTGCCTACCTACAGCCGTATCCCTCGCCTTGGCAACGTCCTCCGCTCCCAACCTTTCGTCGGTGCTTTCATCAGCTTCCCGCTCGAGGTGGTAAGGACTGGCTACAATCTTCTCGGCACAATCAACGACGAGCTGAGGAGCGATAACCCTGCCATCCGTCAGGCTGGTGCCTACAGGCTGGCAGGAACCATGATGGCCAGCATTGGATTCAGCGCAGTCGCAGCTGGCATCGCATCTGCGATGGGTATCGATGACGATGAGGATCAGGCAATCCGCAAGCTGGATGCACCTTGGGATAAGTATGCTACCAAGCTGTACCTTGGCCGTGACGATAAGGGTAACGTCAATCAGGTCAACCTGTCCTACGTCGATCCGTACAACTACTTCCGTGATCCTATCATTGCCCTGATGAAGATGGACGGAACTTGGGATCAGAAGCTACTGGAGTCTGTGAAGACAGCGTTCCAGCCCCTGTACGGTGAGCAGATCCTAGCCAGCAAGATCCTTGATATATCACGCAACACCAAGGGAACTACGGGTGGCAGGGTCTACAACCCAGAGGCAGACCTAGCCTCGAGGGCAGCTGCCGTATCTGCCCACATGTTTGATGCCTTCAATATCGGAACCGTTGTTTCATCCGTCAGGGTCTACAAGGGTCTTACTGGTCAGGTGACCCAGACTGGCCGTGCCTACGACCCAGCCCTCGAAACGATTGCAACATTAACTGGTCAACGAGTTGTCACTTTAGATCCTCGCCAGAGCTTGGGCTTCACTGCCCGCAAGTTCAGCAACAGGCTCAACGATGCGACAGGGATCTTTACAGCTGCCTACTACGACAGGAGCAACGTGAGCAACGAGGCAAGGATGGAAGCCTACAGGCAGATGAGAAGCTCCCGTAAGGAGATCTTCAACGAAACGTCTGGAATCATTAGTGCAGCCATGAAGCTGGGTGTGAGCAGGGGAGAAGTGATGAGGATTCTTAAAGAGCAGGGTGTGAGCATGGACAACTCAAGGGCACTGCTGTCTGGGAATGTGGCCGTCTACAAGCCAGCCAAGAGAGAGATGAAAGGTGACGCTATTCGGTTTGGTCAACAGGTGTACGCAGAACAATAACTGCGTTACGACCAACACGCTTGCCGAAACAAGTCTCCCCACCCCTGCGTCCAAGCGCAACGAAGTCTCCGTCTTCATCCATCTCCCCAATATAGGAGTGTCTAGGACTGGAGATAAAAACGGAACGCTCCTCAAGGCCATCCTGTTTATCAACGGAAAGGTAGCCACCGAAGTTATTGGGGATAATTTCCTGAGCAAAAGAAAGCGAACCAATGCTGAGTAATAAGATAAGTGCTAGTCTCATGGATTCAATTTACCTCAAGCTCGCAGAACTGGCAAAGAAGAGCTGTGTCATACGAAGCGGTAAGATCACCCTTAAGATCCCCGTGATCAAATACGCCGAAAACTCGTTTATCTTTTTCCTTATAGATTCAGAGGAGCAGTGCGCCATCAACCTCAACGTGAAGCTATATGATTTCTTTACATCTAGGGGCATCTGGCCAGATTTAGAGGGTGGGTACTTCATTGTCTCTGAGTTAACATTGCTTCTGGAAGCCATTGATAGTGAGTACTCTGGAGAGAAGAAGTTCAACTCTTCTACAGCGCAAAGCAGTTAGAGTAAAAGTCCATTTAGGTTTATGATCAGAATGATGGAGTGTCTGCTTCTGTCTGTTACTGTTGATATTTGTCACTATTAATCACCTCTTTTTGCAGGCATCGTTAACATTAGGTTAACAAATTTCAGGCTGGTTTATTGGATGTTGTGATCATCGAGGAAACTTCAAGTAGCCCAAGTTTCGTGCTGCAATGATCCCCGTTCTTTACCCCAAAGATAATCCCCTTCCCACCCAGCCCGTGATCGCCAATCCTAAAGGCACCGCCAAACCGCTTGGACTTATCCTTGATCAGCCACTCCTCATCCACAAAAAGAACTTCCGTACTGCTGATTTTAATCGGGGCTAAGTACCCTCCTATGATCTTCTGAATCTCCTCAAGATGCCCCTTAACCTCAATCTCTGAGATGGCTGGAGTGGCAAGCGGGTCGATCAGGATAGCTCTCATTGCAGTATCCCAATCGCATCCCGAAGGGAATCTTTGGAGATGTGGGTATACCGCTTCGTGATAGCCCAGCTGGAGTGACCAGCTAGCTGACTGATCTGTGCCATACCAGCCTGCTTCTCTGCCATCATGGAGATAAAGGTGTGACGAAGATAATGGTGGGTCGTATTGATCCCAGCCTCCTTCATGGCGTTAGCTACCTTGGTTCCAAGGTGGTTCGCCCGAAGGGGTATAAGCCTAGCGTTGCTGACGAGATCCATCTTGGAGAAGACATCCTCGAGTACTGGGTGAAGTGGCAGCTCCTGTACTTTCGGGGAACCCTCACGGCTACCCTTTCTCCTGCGGAAGATAATCGTCTTGGAATTAAAGTCGATGTCCTCACCGTAAAGGTTCACGCAGTCACCAACCCGTGCCCCAGCGTAAAGCCCCAACAAGATGGCTAGGAGTACAGATCCCTTGGCATGACCTATCAGGGCATCGATCTCCTCCTTCTTGAGGCACCGCCTCGGGGTCTTTGGAGTTCTCTTGAATTGGATCTCAGACCAAGGGTTCTTTGTGGCAAGGTTCCTCTTGATACCCCATGTCCACAGGCTGGAAATTAAGGCACGATAAAGCTCCTTACTGTTATCGTGCAGGTGCGAGAGGCAGGTAGACATGAACTGATCACATTCATGCACCCCAATGGATGTGACCTTCTTTGCGCCCATATGCTGGCACAGTCTATCCAGCACGGCTTTCTTCTTAGTTGCCGTATACAGGGCAAGGGAAGGCTTCGACTCCCAATACTGCCCGATCATGTCTGATACGTTGGCTGAATTGTCAACGTATGGTAGGCCATGCTTGTTGCACCCCTCCATCATTCGATACTTTTCGAGGACTGCTCTGGCTACCTCGTTGGGTGACCTTCCAGCTTGGAAGGTGGATACACCCGACTGCCTACCGTCAATACGGTAGTATACATACCAGAACTGTCCCCTCTTGACCAACGATGCCATTTAGCTGGACGCTTGTTTGGCGTTGTAGGTCATTGCCTGCCTCAACATGAACACCATCTTCGGCGGGTGATTGCTCTCAGTGAGGGAGCGGGACATCTCGTCGATGGCCATCACGCTTTCGATGATGATGCTGTTCTCCGAACGGTCGAGTAACTTACTCATCCGCTCGGCTGCTTGTTTCATTTCCTTCGGGCATCTCAGCCCGA